CATGTTATCATTCGCCCTAGTGCTGTTTACGGCCCGCTTGATGTGGAAGATCGAGTCATTGCAAAATTTATACTCACTGCAATGCGCGGCGGCACTCTTAGAGTTAACGGAGCAAGTGAAACCCTCGACTTCACCTATGTTGAGGACGCAGCCGACGGAATCGTCGCAGCAGCTTTGAGCGACAATGCCAATAATAAGACATACAATATCACCAAGAGCCACAGCCGTAGCTTACTCGATGCTGCACAGTTAGCAGTGAAGGTTGCAGGCAAGGGTACGATTGAAGTACGTGATAAAGATGCTGACTTCCCTAGTCGTGGTGCGTTGAACATTGACGCAGCCCGGAGAGACTTTGGATTCAACCCCAAAGTTGATGTTGAAGAAGGCTTCCAAATCTATTACGATTGGCTCAGTACAAGTGAGTATTGGCAGAAGAAATTAGCAGAATGAACATTCCGCATTTTGGTCTCAAACGCCAATATGATGAACTAGAAGATGAGTTGCTAGATGCGACTCATCGTGCATTGAAAGATGGTCAATTAGTTGGCGGGCATTATGCGAGGTCATTTGAAGAATGGCTTCGTCATCGTTGCGGGACTAAGTATGCCGTCACAGTTCATAGTGGCACTCAAGCATTAGAAATCATAGCAGAGTATGCGGATTCGTTAATTACTACAGTACCGTCAAAAGTTCGCATCCCCAATTTAACTTATCCTGCAACATTAAACGCATTTCTTAGTAAACAGTATGACGTAAAGTTATGTGATACTAACAAGTATGGTATACTTGAACATCAACCTGTGATCGATGATTTCAGTTACATTTGTCTGGTTGGGTTATACGGTATGAAACCATGGGAGCAATCTCGTATAGAACGTGCTTCTAACATAATAGTAGATGGTGCCCAGCATTGGTTAGTAGCAGAAGGTCAAGTAGGATTGGGAATGGCTATTAGCTTCGATCCTACAAAGAATCTACCCAGTTCTGGTAACGGTGGTGCTATAGTCACTAATGATGATCATTTGTATTTGTTTGCTTCACGCTACAAAGATAACTTCAAGCCTTACTTTGATGATATCGGCACTAACTCAAAGATGAGCGAACAGGATTGCGCTCAATTGCTTGTTAGAGCAAAGTACATTGACCAGTGGCAATTACGTAGGAAACAGATAGCAAAGTATTGGTGTGAATCATTCAAGGACTTACCCTTTGATTGTCTAGCAGATACAGATATCCCACACGCTTATCAAAAGTTTGTGCTTTATATGCCCGACAGGAACTCATTTCACACTCATATGATGCTAGACGGGATCGACACTAAGATTCATTATGAGTATGTGTTGGGTGATTTGCCTATAGCTAGCGGTTTTCAAAAACTAGACTTTATGAGCAAAAGCGTAATGCTCAGTAGAGGAGTCGTCAGTCTCCCGATTTACCCTGAATTGAAAGATATTGAAGTCGAATATATTTCGGAAAAAGTCCATGCCTACTTTACTAAATAGTAGACTATGTGGCTCTTATCACACATCCAAGAATTACTAATTCACGTATTGACCCTCGCAGGTGTTGTAGTAACATTTGCGGGGTTTTTGTTGGGTGTTATTCCGTTCATTAAGCGTTATCAACTTGCAACACAAATCATTGGTATCCTGTTATTACTTGCAGGTATCTACTTGCAAGGTGGTTTAGCAGTCAAGAAAGAAAAGGAATTAGAAATTGCAGACCTAAAGACTAAATTAGCAGAAGCCAAAGCAGATTCAGCTAAAGTTAACACTGAAGTAGTAACGAAATACATAACCAAGAAGCAAATCATTAAGGAAAAAGGCGACACTGTTATTGAATACATAGACCGCGAAGTTACTGTATATGATAAGACATGTCCGATCCCGAAAGAGGTAATCAAGGCTCATAATGCTGCTGCGATGAACAATATAGACCAACTTCTAACTCCTTCTACAGTCATCAATACTTCTGAACATAACGCAGCAGCATCTTTAATACTACCCAAAAAATGAAAAATAGTCTACTATTATGCGTGATTCTATTGACAGGCTGTGCTAGCACACAACCTATTGCTAATAAATTCCCTGATAGTAACGAATACCTCATGGAAGTCTGCCCTAAGCTAGAAACTATCGATAAGCCTGAGATAGTACTAAGTGAATTCATGAAGGTCATCACCAGAAATTACACAAAATACCACGAGTGCGCTAACAAAGTCAACGCGTGGCAAGAATGGTACAAAAAGCAAAAAGACATTTCGGACAAAGCAAACCCTTAGTATTTTGATAAATACATAATAGGATACGGAATTAATTATGGCTCAAGAAATTATTAATGTAGGTACGTTAGCTAATGACGGAGAAGGTGATCCGTTACGTGTAGCCTTTCAAAAAGTTAATAATAATTTTTCTAGTCTTTTTAGTACCAGTTTTTCTACAACTGAATCTACTACAGTAGGATTGACGCCAAATCAGGTTATTTTAGAGTTTCCTGCAACTACGTTTAATCAGGGCGTATTTCAAATACGCAGTTATGATCCTACTAATACAGATATGCAAAATATCACATTGTCTGCGTCAATCGCTAACAGTAACACAGATGTAAGATTTTCAGGTTACGGTACAGTATTCCAAGGCAATGCATTATGCGGATACAATATGGATATTTTAAGTGGAAATGTGAGAGTTTTAATCGACCCCTTAGTTGACACGGTTATAAATCATTTTGTTTCGTATCAAGTAACCGCAGAAAGTCCATAATGAGAGCCAGCGAGTTTATTACAGAAGAAACTGGATCTATTCAGCCTGCAGTAAAGCGTACTTTACCAGCCGCTTGGGTAATCGATAAACTACAAAATAACGACTTCTATATGCAATATAGATTCGGTGTCGCATTAGCAGGCGCCAAAGGAGCAGAGCAGAGACAAAAGGATAACGTTCCTGAATTCTCTAAAGAAACACCATGGGGTGAGAACGAAGTATTAGTTTCTTACGCAGGTGTTGACCCTTTAAAGAAGTACTTGGATGATGCATTAAAAGAAATGGGCCTATCCCCGAGTGATGCAAAATTAGTGACAACAACTAAAAGTGAAGAACCCACTGACACTGCACTCGGCAGCACACTAAAACCCTTTAAAGGATACAAAAGAAAATGAGGGCGGAAGAATTTGTCACAGAAGGCAAAAAAGGAAAAATTACCAAGCGACAGCGCTGGGCCACGCGCGGGGTTAATACGTTTATCGATCCTTCCCACACTGATAGATTTTATGAATTAAATCGTATTATGATGGCTGCTGCTTGCACTGACGGTGATATAATTCCTGATGTTAATGGTGAAAGCTGGTCAGGTAGAGAAAATACAGCACACCCCTATACTGAAGTTGAGCAGCGCATGTTAGAAAAGGCTTTCAAGACAGTAGGAAGCGATGTTCGTGACTTGAATAAAGGTGACTTGCGAAGCCAAGAATTACCAGATACCAATACTAAAAGTATTACTAAACCCTTTAAAGGTTACAAGAAAAAATAAATTCTAGGCAAACTAGAATAAGTATTCTCATACACAATGAATACTTATGATAGATATTAACTCGACTCTAGACCTTGTAAAATTAAAATTCTACAACGAATGGCTATACACCGCTCACATTTACGATGAAGGTGATAGTCAATTTCATAAAGAATTGACTACACAGGTAGTTAAGACATATTTTGACCCACTTAATATCCCTAAAGACGCTAAAATTCTTGACTTGGGCTGCGGCCCGGGCTATTTTTTAGACGAAATGAAATTTCGAGGATACAAAGATGTTATCGGGGTAACATTAAGTCCCGGCGACATTGCATTATGTGAAAGCAAGGGTCATACTATTAAAAAATATGATTTAAGTTTTTTACCTCAACGTGACGGGTATCACGATGAATCAGTGGATTTTATTTTCTTACGGCACGCATTGGAACACAGTCCTTATCCTATCTTTAGTCTGATGGAATATAATCGTGTACTGAAACAAGGTGCAAGAATTTACATTGAAGTTCCTGCCCCAGATTGTGAAAGAAAACATGAATGGAACCCAAATCATTATAGCATCTTGGGGGAACAGCAATTAATGGCATTGCTAAACAGAACCGGATTCGATGTTAACGTGTTCAATAGCATTGAATTTGATTTGGGTGTAGCCGATCAGCCCGGTGGGGAGATTAGGAAAGTTAGAGAAAAATTCTATTGTATTATTGCTACCAAGCAAAGACCATTAGATATTAAATAAACACTGATAAATACTCTCTATATAGAGAGTATTTTTATGGCCATACCAACCCCATCTGAAGTATCACCCTGGTACCTACGTAATATCAATCAAGCATTAGGTCTTGATACGGTTACTGGTAATGTTTTTTTGCGCACCGATGCTCAAATAATCGGTAACGTTACTGTAGGTAACGTAGGAATAGGCGCATTAGGCAACGTAGACATTTCGGGTACTGAATTACCGGTTAACGTAGTAGGCGGCAATATTACTATTGATAGTCTCCCCGAAGTAGAAATCAAAAATGATGTGGGGAACGCCATACCAGTAACAAGTAACTATGGAATATTCACTGTAGGATTCGCGCCCACACAAACTGATGCATTCGGTAGATTTAGAGTTAGTGAACCGTATACTCTGTTTGACAGTTTTCATAGATTTCAAGACAACGGTAAAATAACAACATATACGGCCAATGGTGGCACATCTACATATGACCCCAACGCCGGTACTGTGTTGATGAATGTAACCACTGCTTCGGGCAGTGAAGTATTGCGTGAAAGTTCAAGAGTTTTTGCTTACCAACCGGGAAAAAGTTTATTGGTATTCCAAACGTTTGTGATGGGTCCCGCTCAAGCAAACTTAAGAATACGTCAGGGATATTTTGACACTAATAACGGATTCTACATACAGCGTGACGGGATACAAGTTAGCTTAGTTAAACGTAGTTCTAGCACAGGAACTACTATTAATACTGTAGTTAATCAAGGAGATTGGAACGTTGATCCAATGGACGGTACAGGTCCTAGTGGAATAACATTAGATTTTACTAAAGCACAAATATTATGGCACGACATTGAGTGGTTGGGTGTAGGTACTGCTAGAGTTGGATTCGTAGTTAATGGTCAATTCTATCCGGTTCATTATTGGAATCATGCAAATATTGTTACCACTACGTATATGACTACGGCATGTTTGCCCGTAAGAGCAGAAATAACTGCTACAGGAGCACTAGCAACTGCCGCTACACATACGATAATTTGTACTAGTATTATTTCTGAAGGCGGATATCAACTTACTGGTAGAACGTTGAGTGCTGGGCATTTAATAGGATCTCCGGTTAGATTGCCTAACGATGCTTCAATGAAGCCGGTATTCTCAATGAGACTTAAAACCACAAGACAAGGTGCGATTGTACTACCTAAGAATTTTACTTTTACTCCTGTGTCACAATCGATATTTAAGTATCAAATTTATGTAGGAGCAGTAACTTCAGGTGGCACATGGACAGATGCAGGAGCCAATAGTTCAGTAGAATACAATTTAGCTCCTACTTCATTGGTTAGTGGTACTCCCGCCGACACTGCATTTATTATCTCTAGTAATCAATCATCGGCTGCTCCTAGTTTAGCCTCTACACCATTTTTATATCAGTTAGAACGGAATACATTTACCAATACATGTTATGAATTTGTGATTATGGCTGCTACTACTGGACAAAATCAAGATGTATATGCGTCGTTAGGGTGGGAAGAAGTAACATAATGGAAAGCGATAAACTCATAGAATGGATATTTAAAATTACTGTGGTAACACTATCATTGGTAGTGTTTGCAGTAGTTGTTGTCCTATTAGCAGGATTATTCATTCATGAGATTGACAATGATAGAATTTTTGATATTATAGGTCCTGCATTTAGTACTGTCGTTGGTGCATTTGTTGGTTTATTGGGAGGCCTATCCATTAAATCTTCAAAAGATTGTACCAAGTCTGATCCAAAATAAATACTGGTATGAGCGGATCAACTTCATTAGTCAAAACACCTTATACCAAAACAAAGTTCAAGACTCAAAAAGACCTTGATGACTTTATAAAATGTTGCGACCCTGACACCGGTTATCTATATTTTATGGATAACTTTTTTATGATACAGCACCCCACTAGGGGAAGCATGAATTATCATCCGTGGGATTATCAAAAAAGATTAATTGACACATATCATAGATATCGTTTTAGTATTAGCTTGATGCCTCGACAGTCGGGAAAATCAACTAGTGCAGCTGGCTATCTATTATGGTATGCGATGTTTGTCCCCGACAGTACTATTCTTATCGCAGCACACAAATACACTGGTGCGCAGGAAATAATGCAGCGTATTCGTTATGCGTATGAAGCCTGCCCCGATCATATCAAAGCAGGTGTAGTCACGTATAATAAAGGGTCCCTCGATTTCGAGAACGGTTCTCGTATCGTGTCAGCAACCACGACAGAAAATACAGGTCGTGGTATGTCTATTTCATTGCTATACTTAGACGAGTTTGCATTCGTTAGACCTTCCATTGCTGAATTGTTTTGGACCTCGATTACACCTACTTTGTCTACTGGTGGTAAAGCAATCATCACCAGTACTCCAAATAGCGACGAAGATCAATTCGCATTAATTTGGAAATTAGCGAATAAATGTGAAGATGCTTACGGTAATGAAACTGAACTAGGAGTTAACGGTTTTAGAGCATACAGAGCATATTGGCATGAACAGCCCGGCCGTGATGATAAATGGGCAGCAGAAATGCGAGCGCAATTAGGAGAAGATCGCTTTCGCCGTGAAATAGGCTGTGAATTCATTATTGCGGATGAAACATTGATTTCCCCGTCTACATTAGTAGATTTAGAGGGAGTGGATCCTATTTCTAGAATGGGTCAAGTTCGATGGTATAAAAAACCTAGCAAAGGAAACATATATACTGTAGCACTGGATCCGAGCTTAGGTACTGGTTCTGATCCGGCAGCCATTCAAATTTTCGAAGCAAATACAACTACTCAAGTAGGTGAATGGAAGCACAATAAAACGGATATCCCTACGCAGATTAAATTACTGGCTCAAATAAACAAATATATTGAAGATTGCACTGGGGAAGCTAGTAATATATACTACTCTATCGAGAATAATACTATCGGTGAAGCAGCATTAATCTCTCTAAATGAATACGGAGAGAGCAATATACCAGGCATTTTCTTGAGTGAGCGTGGAAAAAAGCGCAAAGGATTCAATACTACACACAAAGTAAAATTAACTGCATGTGCGAAACTCAAAACACTCGTGGAAAGTAAAAAAATGACCATCCACAGTAAGAGTTTAATATCCGAACTTAAGTCCTTTGTGGCAGTGGGCGGCAGTTATGAAGCGAAAATAGGTGAAACTGACGACTTGGTTATGTCTAGCTTATTAACAATACGTATGCTTCAAGAATTATCAGACTATCATCTTTCACTAGAAGAACAAATACGTGATCATGATGAGTACGTAGAACCTTTGCCCTTCTTTGCCGTACTAAGTTGATAAATACATTATTAACTACAAAATATCAAAATGCCGATCAAAAATGACTCACTAAACCGCAAATTGTATGACTTATTGAATTCTCGCGGATACGATCCAGTTCCCAGAGACAGTGATGTTGTAAATGCGGGGAAAACCGTTCCGCCGGAAGAAGCTGATGTTTTTAAATTCACATTTAAACAGCAAGGAGAACCTATCGACGATGTATGGGTTTCCGTCGACGGAGCTGAAAATCTCACATTGTACTATGATCAAGATTTGTCTTCTAAGGCCGGCACTCGCAGTGCAGGGACGCAATTTGACGATAGCTGGTATGGTTTATTAAGACATTTGAAGAAATGGGCTCACGCTAGACAGTTAAGCTTTAAGCTAGAACCTAAAGAAAAAATTGATAGCGATATGGCACAAAGGACTTATATGAAGAAGCAAGAAAATATTAGTGAAGGTAAATTCACTAAAAATATCAAGACTGGTGCAAAATTAGATCCACGTACAGGCGAACCTTTACCCGCACCAGTTAAAGCTCCTAGTGCGCCCAAACAACAAAAACTTACATATGACATGGTTTGGCGTAAAGTTGAGGATGTTGTAAGTCAAATATTCCCAGACGGTGATCCCATTGATTACATGATTCCGTGGTTCAAGCAATATGGCATCACAGATTTTAAAGTTGGTGAAATCATTGACAAGGCTGCTAAGAAAAATGGCTACAAAGACATGTATGATTACTGGGATTCAATGAAAAAAGAATACAGTGATCAAGGTATGATGGAAGGCAAGGAAGATTCAATAGTAACAAATCCATTAAAGAGGGCTATTGAGATTGCTAAATCTTTGGGATATTCTGTAAAAGAATCGCGCACCGGGAAGATAGTTATTTTTAAGAGTGTTCCAGCCCAATTGACGATGAAAGCAAAACTAGATAATTCGTCCGGTAAAGACATGATATATTGGGAAGCTGGCGCCGCGTATGATCTGATTCCAGCCAAACAATTTCCTAAATTTTTCAAAGGTCTTCATCAAGCCCACATGCACGATATCAAAAAAGAGCAAGGTATGGCGGAAGGCAGTTATGAAGAAACTGAAGAAACTGCCGTAATTAACATGTTTGAAAAACTTG